AGGCTTATGGGATTTAGAAACAAGAATTTACAATAACCTAGGTAGTGCGTTAGATCAAACACAAAATTTAAATGCACATGTTATAAATGCACACAGACCAGCAGTGTATACTTGGAGAGAATATCAAGATACAATTAGAAGTGAATTTAACAAGTACAAAATCAAAAACAATATTACAGAACTCAATAGTACAACATATTATGATGGCGTTGATAAATTTACTTGGAACTATAGCAGTGTAGGTCCTGGCATTGGTGGCTGGAGAGGACTATACATTTACTACTTCAATACAGATAGACCACATACCCATCCTTGGGAGATGCTAGGATTTAACAAAGAGCCTGCATGGTGGGACACATATTATAGTTGGACTGATGCAGTAAAACGTCAAGCACTTTTACTAGCACTTGAGTTTGGAAAAATAAGCGATCCAGGTACAGCAGATGTATTTGATATCAACTATGCTCTCAAAAACTATGACTGGCAAGGACAAACTCTTGTAACACTACTGGGTGTATTGAATGATCCTGTTACAGCAAGTGTTGTTCCTAGTCCAGGTGCGGCAGAAAGAACACAAGACTTTGTATTTGGAGATTGGGGTCCTGTAGAAGCTGAATGGCGCAGAACCAGCGAAGGTAAAATTGCAAACATAATTGCTATTATGAGAACAAGACCATTGGTTGTTCTTAACAACTATTTTAGAACACTGAGAAGAACAGTAAAAAGTGTAAGCGGGTATGACCATCCACAAGACATAGATTCTATTGCTCTTAAACTTGTAAGCTGGAAAGATACAAAATTAACTGGCGCCAGTATACTAGGTAAAATAATTGAAAGTGTTGTTGTTAAAAATGGCGGAAGCGGATACACAACTGCACCAACTGTAAAAGTTAATGATAACTTTGGTATCGACGGCACTGTTGAAGCAATAGTAGAAAACGGAGCTATAGTCGGAGCTAGAGTTACAAATCAAGGTAGTCAATATTACAATAGACCTAATTTAGAAGTTACTGGAAATGCTATCTTAGACCCAATACTAGTTGAAAACGCTACACGTTATTATAACGGGCTGAGTAATAGTATTGTAGAATTTGCCAATGTTTATGGCACAGGCGCTGATACGCTGAGAAACAGATTAGAAAACATAACTTTCCAAAACGTTATCAAAGCTAGTGGCTTTGTTAACAGAAATAATAACTTTATATTAGAAAGCAGTCAGGACAAAGGAAGAGTTTTTGTTCCTGAAGAAAATGTTACTACATTGCTTTACACCAACAAACCAGACATTGAATATTTTTATGGCGGTATTAAAATTGATAAAACAGACAACGGTTATAAAATTAACGGCTATGATAATAGTTTAGCATACTTTAGCTACAACAAACCTAATACAGCAACTGATCCTATAACAGTTAATATAGATGGTGCTGAAAATATTAGAGTTGTGAGATACAAATCATATGAACCTATGATAAGCATATTGGATTATAATACTGAACTGAGAACAATACAAGAAGTGTATGACTTTATACAAGGATATGGACACTATCTCAATGGCTTAGGATTTAATCAGCAATGGAGAAGTTCAGGTGCTAGTTTTGTAAACTGGGCCGCTAGTGACACAACAATAACACTAAATCTTATTCCTGATCCAAACAAAGTTATAGTAGCAGATGGATTAGATGGATATTTTGACAACATAGACAAACGCTATGATGGTGTTTATAATTTAATTGATGCCAGCGGTAATCAACTACAAAGTAACAAATTCATTATTGATAGAAAAAGTATGGAGACAGACTCAGAAACTACTTTTCGAGTTAAAGATGATGACACACTGCTATATGGTATTAGACTATACAAAGTTCAGCTAGAACACATATTTGTTTTTGATAATATTACAAACTTCGATGACACTATCTCAAATCTTACTATTGGACAAAGTCATGATAGAATTATTTGGAGAGGCTCAAGAACTAAAGACTGGAATGGTAAACTTTACTCACCAGGTTATATTGTTAATAATGATTCTATCTTACCAAACTTTGATACTACAGCAAAAGAAGTAGATCAATATTTAGGCAGGACCAATACACTAGCTAATAAACAACTCAGCGATGTAGCTAGATTTAATACTGGCTATAATAAACCAAGTTGGGCTGAAACATTAGATATGGACGATGACAGCGTATTTGAATTTGTTAAAGGAAGTTACAAGTACAAAAGTACCGCACATGCTCTACAAGCATTTATGCGTAACAAAGGTTTATACGATGGCATAGCTAGTGCAGAGCTATTAGAAAAGTGGGCTGTTAGAATGGCAGACTACGGCGATACTCGAAACAGAGAAACACTAGAATTTCAAATTACTCCAGATTTACTAGAAACTAGTCCACAGCCTGTTAGGTTTTATAACACTACAAAATATGACGTACTCAGCGATATTGTAATAGATATTGACAAGACAAGTCCGTTACTAGTTTATGATAACTTAGGTAATAATTTCTTTACAAGAGATGAACAAACATACAAGAACACAAGTGATCCTATGTTTAAAGATGATTTAATCACTGCTGGATTGCCGTTGTTAAGTGAAGCAGATTACAGAGTATTAAGCAAAGAAGACTTTACACAGTTTCCAACTGAAGTTAGAAGTGCATACAATCACGAAGGCGATTGGCAAGATATCGAAAACTTTGATACAAGAAGAAGTTACAAGTTCAACGAAAAAGTATTGCACAAAGGCAGAACTTGGACAATGTTAGACGAAGATGGAAGCAGTGGATTAACAACTGCACAAAATCCAATTGAAATACATGGTAACATTCAGCTACCAACTGTACCTAGCAGTGGACAAACATTAATAGTAGATGGCAACACAATTACATTTAGTAAAAGTGCAACAAGTACAACCACAAATAGTATTGCAGTAACTGGTACACAAAATATAGCCAGTAGCAATCTAGTTCAAGACGGGACAACTGTAATACTTGGACAGACAGCCGCATTGAATAACACAATTACATTTACTAATGCGGTTACAACTACTACGTTTGCTGACATTGATAAGATCGGTTCAACTGTAAATCCAACTATCAATGGAGGCTCAACAGCAACACTTATTATTGATGGTACAACTGTACAATTTGATGACCTAGTACCAACAAGCTCAAATATAACTGCACAGGTAGCATATGAAAATGCATTTAATTCTAGTTGGGTGTCTAACACAAGCACAATTAGTTCAACAGCTTCAACAAGAATTGCAAGAATAGAAGGTCTTAGAGCGGCATACATTGCGGCTAATAGTGCGGCGGCATGGGCAACATGGATAGGAACGTACTACACAAACAGTGCAGGATTGAATATACCGCATTTGCTACAACAAATACAACTAAATGATTCTACACAACAAGCCGCACAATTCTTATTAGATCAAGACTGTATAGTTATTAACAATATTAGAAACACAAACTATACTGGTACTAACGTAGGCAATGGTTCACAGATAGTATCTACTAGTGATATTACAGCTAGCCAAATTGCACTTAATAATGGAGCATATACAAGCGATATTGCAACATATCTACAAGCTAATGCCACAGTTACATTTTTAACAACAACAATAGTTTCAACACAAGCTGGAACAACATTTCAAACATATGCACTAGCTGATATAGTACAAAAAGTTAACAATGCTGGTATTAGTAATGTAAGTGCAAGTATTGATGCTAATAGACTAAAAATAACTAAAACTACTAATACGCCCTCAACTATTTTTAGTATGACAATCAGTGTTGGTACAATGAATGCCGCTGTAGGCTTTAGTTCAGGACAAGAAACAATATCTGCTCTTGGATCTAGTAACACAGTAAATCCAAATTTAACTTTACAACAAGTAATAGATCAAATTAACCAAGCAAGCATCAGTGGTATCACTGCACAAAGAGGTGCAAACAATAATAACTTGTTACAAATTAACTGTACATTGAGCAGTTTGTTTATTGGTGCTGGCACAGCAAATGCTGTGATTGGTTTACCATCTGGTGTTATTCCGGCAAGTACTACAACAACTACCAGCAGTGTTAGTGTTAGTCTATCAGATATGGTTGAGCAGTTTAATGCCGCAAACATAACTGGAGTTACAGCTAGCATCAGCAACAATGAATTTAGATTAACAAGTACAAATTCAATATTAACAATTGGTAGCGGAACTGCAAATAGCTCAATAGGATTGACTGCACAAACATACAATGCAACTAGAGGAGTTACAGCTAACATATTCAGTGCATTGGTTGACAACAACGGTAATCCTGTGTTTATTGAAGATGCTAATGATCCAAACATTTTCAATATATGGGTAGCAGATAACAGCGAGTTTGGCAACTACAACCTAGGATATCAAGTTTATCAAAGCATGGACTTTGGTATGTATACTGACAACATATGTGTAGGTAATCAAAGTTCTGACGAAGCACAAATAGATATCGTAAGACAAAGTGGTGATGTGCAAGCACATAACCTACAAGTTGGCGACTACATTCTTATTAGAGGTAGTAACAGCAAACCTAGTTTAGATGGTATACATCAAGTAACAAGGGTAGACGGTAACAGTAGTACTAGAATTTATATTGATGAGTATATTGATGAAGAAGGCAGTGCAGGTAACATCTATCCGTTGAGACAAATGAGATTTGGTACATTTACTGAGTTAGAAGCTAGCAGACAAACAAAAATTAATAATGTATTCAAATATAATTTTGCTGGTGTAAGACAAACACAAAGCAATGCACCTATATATGCTTTTGTAGACAATGATGGTACAGAAAAGAGTGCGGTATATAAATGGACAGGCACATGGAGTGATGCTAACGGACATATTGGTAGCTGGACTAAAGTTAGAGACAGCATCAGACAAGCACGAAACGATATGATGGAAAGCATTACATTGTATGATGCTGAAAAGCAAGAAACACTCAAGCACTTGGAAATTTATGATCCAGCAAAAGGAATTATATTTGGCTTTATAGACAAAGAGATTGATTATAAAGTAACAAACGATATTGCAAATTACAACTACAATACACTAGATGGTGAAGTAGAAAATATAAATGCATGGGGTAGAAATTACTTAGGTAAAATTTGGTGGGATATCAGCACCGCAGTTTATTTAGATTACGAACAAAGCACAATTGATTACCAGCAAAACAACTGGGGTCGTTTATTTGATGGGTCAACTATTGACATATATGAATGGACAGCAAGTCCAGTATTACCTGAAGAATGGGAAACTGAAGTTATTCGAAAAACAATAATTGATGGCAGAGAAGCTAGTGGTGAAGCATACAGCGTAATAATTAACGGACAACAAGTTTATAACTGGACAGAAGAATCTTATTACAATGACAGACTTAAGAAGACTGAAGTTGTTTATTACTTCTGGGTTAAAAATAGAATCAACAGTGCGCCTAATAAAAATTACAACACATTACAGATGTCGTTGATATTAGCAAACCCAAATAGTTTTAATATTAGCTGGGCCGCACAAACTGGTCCTAATGCATTGCTATTAGAAAATATCCAACCATTTGTAGTAGATAGTACAGTATGTCAGTTGAATCAAAAGATTCCGTCAAATGCATCTGCACAACAAGACTGGTATATGATTAGTGAAAATGATCCTAACTGCACCATCCCTGAATATTTGCATATCAAAGTTAGAGATAGTTTAGCAGGATTTAACAGAAACACATTTGATACAACTTACTCTACATGGAGCCCTACTACAGTATATGCAAAAGACGCAGTAGTAAAAGAAGGTGCAAATTATTATATTAGTTTGATTTCAAACAATGGTAATGAACAACCTAGCACAGATACAGATATGAGTAATTGGAGTAGAGTATATGACTATAACTTCATTGAAGGCACACAAGCTGATGATATTAGTATTTGGAGAGGACAACCTGTACCAGATTTAAAATTGCACAAATACGGCAGATTTGGACATCAGGTCAGACCAAGACAAAGTTTGTTTAGAGATTTAAAAGAAGCTAGACAAAACTTTGTTTATGCTGTAAACTCTTTGTTAAGTGAAGTAAATGTTATTGACGAAATTAATAATTGGGAAAATGCATTTACTAGCACTTTTGTAGAAGGAACAGTAACTTATAGAATAAATGATTATGTAAACCTTGTTGATTGGAATCTTGTTGAAAGAGATACTGACAACAATGTTACATTTAGATTTAATCCTAACACAGTAGCTGATTTGGTATACAACACCAAACAAGATTATATTGATGCAGGCGAACCAACTGATGATGGTACATATGTACTGATTAAGAGTACAAGTCCAGGATCAGATATTGACAGAAGTGAAATGTATCTATATACTAATGGTGCTGACAAATTAGTATACAAAGAAAAAGCCACAGTACAACTTAGTGAAGAGATGTGGAACCAAGCAAAATTTGGACACGGATTTGACGCTATAGGATTTGATGTTACTCCGTTTGATGCATGTAGTGATAATGCTATAAGTAGATTGATGGATCTTTTGAGAACAGAAATTTTCATTAACAGACATCATGTCAAATACAACCAAATGTGGTTCAAGTTACTGTTTACATCGATACTACAAAATACAGCAGACGACTTTGCATTTAAGACAACTTATGCAAGTCTAGGAGTAAAAAGACCGTTGTTAATTAACAAACCGCAATATCAAGAATACAGTATAGATACTATAGAACAATTCATTAATGATATTAAACCTTTCCATACTAAGCTATTGAGCAGTATAGAAAGTAATACACACGGTGAGTCGACTAATATACAAATTGATGAACAAGATCGTCAAGCGGTTATTACTATGAAATACGAAGATCATAGCACCAGAGATTGGGCATGTGATTTAGTACTAGATGGCGGTGAGTTTGATACAATATTTGGAGCCAGTGTAGACTACAGTTTATTCACTACACAACAAGCAGATTTAGAATATGATTACAATGGTAATGTTTTTGTACAACCTGCTTGTGAAGGATTTGGCGAAGAGCTTATGGCTACAGACTTTACAGAAAATATTAGCATTAAAGTACAAACAATGTTAAATGCTACATTAGACAGTGGGCATACAAGATCATTTAGAATGACGCAGTATCAGCCACAAAACATACAAATAAGCAATGTGATTGTAGATACACAAAAAACAACAATAACATCTGACATTACACCAACAAGCACTACAATTCCAGTTGTAGATGCTACAGTATTAGATGATCCAAGTGTTACATCAGGACAACCTGGTGTAATTTACATTGGCAATGAAAGAATTACATACGAAGCTATAGACGGTAACGACTTACTGTTCTGTACAAGAGGTACACTAGGTACAAGCGTACAAGAGCATTTAAGTGGTGCTGAAGTAGTAAACAGTGGTCCAAGAACCAGAATACCTACCACAGATAAGTTCTCACATTACGGAAATGGACTTAGATTAGCTTATAATGATAGTGGGATGAGCTTAACTGAACATGTTTCGGTCCCACAAACGCCTGAACACAGATTCATTAGAAATGCAGGCAAAGGAACGATATAAATACATTAAATGGAAAGAGCAATGAGTTTAGACAAGATCAACGATACATCATTAATTGGCATTGAAGGACATATCAAAATATGGGATCCTGAATCAGGAGAAGTATTGGTTCGTAGACGCAACGCAATTAATTTTGAAAATATGAGTATTGCTATTGCAAGTTTACTTGCCAATGAGGCAGGCAATACAGGAACTCATAGTGTAGCCACAATGAGATTTGGTAATGGTGGAACAACCATTGACGGATTAGGCACAGTAACTTATAAAGCAACTAACACTAATAGTGCTAGCGGTGCTTTGTATAATCAAACTTTCAGCCAAACGGTTGATGAAGCAGTAAGCGGAAGTGCCGATAACGGAACAGAAGTAGCCCACACTGCGCCAAACACATACAGTGATGTTGTTATTACTTGTACACTTGATTTTGCAGGTGTAGCAGGAGAAGACTTAACAGACACTGCTACTAATATGAACGGAACATATGTGTTTGATGAACTAGCAGTTTACTCAGGTAACAACGATTTGTTAACCCACGTAATTTTTCATCCAGTACAAAAAAGTGCCAACAGAAAAATACAAGTAATTTATACACTAAGAATTAGATCAAGTTTTGCAGACTTATAATAAGGAAAAGACATGCCATACACAATAGATTATAGTCAAAGCAGTAAGACAGCAATAGTTGTAAATGACGGAACAATAGATACCAGTACTAGTATTGGATTGATCGGCAAAAACTATACTCGCTTTGGAGAAATATTAAACGAAAATATGTTGCATCTATTAGAAAATTTTGCTAATAGCAGTGCTCCAACAAATCCAACAGAAGGCCAACTTTGGTACGATACCGCAAATAGTCAGATGAAAGTATACGATAACGGTGTATGGAGCGTATTGCTATCTGGTTCAGGTACAACAAAGATTGAATTTAGAAATAGAAAAGACACACTTGGTAATTACCACAAGACAATCGAACATATTGTAGATGGCAACATTGTAACGATTATGACAGACGATACTACAGCTTGGACACCTCATGCAGATGAAAAACTAGAAGATGGTGTTACACTACTAAGCACACAGTTTCCAACTATAGCGGCTGGTACAACAATGAACAATACCACAAACTATAAGTTTAGAGGATTAGCTACCAGTGCAGAGTATGCTGACCTTGCAGAACGTTATGCGGCAGATAAAAAATATACAGCAGGTACAGTAGTAAAACTTGGCGGTACACACGAAATTACACAAACAACTGAAAATGGCGAAGATGCTGTGTTTGGAATAGTAAGTAGTGCACCAGGATTTGAAATGAATGCAGGTGCAGGCACAGATGCAACACATCCTTTTGTAGCACTAGCAGGTAGAGTTCCGTGTAAAGTAATTGGAGAAATTTCTAAAGGCGACAGGCTAGTAAGCAGTAAAGTTCCAGGACATGCGAGAGTAGAGAATCCGGAATATCACACTTGGAGACAAGTTATTGGCAGGGCTTTGGAAGACAAAACCACAGCTGGCAAAGGTACAATAGAAGTAGTAGTGGGAGCAAAGTAAATGGCTCAGGCTATAGGTGATCTAGTAACCAACACTGACTACAATCTTGTAGCAGTAGACGTAAACAAAGTGTTTGGAGACAAGTACTCGACTGCGGTAGTTACTGATCCTAATCGTGTAAACACACACAAATTTGGCTGGGGTGCCATTAATGTAGACGATGCAGTTGCAAAAGGTGTGTTAATAACAGCCGAAAGACTTCAAGAATTAGTAACCAGAACAAATATTAGTATTGACCACACAACACTTACTGATAACGTATTGGTGTTTGCAGTGCCTGCTAATAGAACAACAATATCTGCTCAAACACCAATTAGAGCAGAAGATTTAAATTTAATTCGTAGCAAGTTTGCAAACGTACTTACAAACAATACTCATACAACTGTAGATCCTACAAATGCAAGTGCGTTTGTTGCTAACAGTGCAGGGTATGGAAGAACATCAACTTGGGACTATAGACTTATAGGTGAACACAAATTTGATTGGGCTAGTTATAACAAAGCTAGATACTTTTTTAATGGTGGTGGTCAACTTAGACTTAGTTTAAATATGACAGGCGGTAGTACAGCAGGATACTATAACTGGAGTGATGTTATCAATGAAATGGGTGTGTTAAACTTTAATTGGGATACTGTTACGCAGAGTGCGGCTATTACAAGTGGTACTAGCGAAGGTAAAGGATTTTATGATTTAACAGACAAATACGGTGACGGTAGCGATGGACCAAACACAAATGAAGGCTTGCTCTTTACGTCAAGTGGTGTTACAATAGGTAGAAAAGTTGGAACATATGGTAGCACATATGGCTATGGTTACGGTTACATTACAGGTGAAGGTAATTATCCAACTTGGACTGACCCTGCTATAAGAGGTGGCGGTTCTGGATATGGGTACGGATATGGTTATGGCTACGGATATGGATACAGTGGCATTTATGTAAGTTCATACAGTGCATACAGTACATACCAAAGTCTACAATTTAAGTTATATGGCAAGTATATTAACAATGGTGCAGGAGTTCAATTTAAAATGATATTAGATGATACTACACATGCTAACGTAATTGACGGTAGCATAACACCAACAATTAGTTATTTGATGCCAGATACATTAACTGTGGGTACAACTAGCTTTGATGTAACTCCTGCTCCTACATTCGCAATAGTCAACGATTTTACAAGCTCAGATGATAGCTAAAAAACTGTTGACAAACCTCACATAAATAAGTTATAGTAGTATATAATTATAGGAGAAACTCACTATGGACGAGAGACTCGAAAAGGCTTTAGAGTTTGCAAATTACAGAATTACTTTAGGTAATCAAAAACGCACACTGAAACAGCGTACATTGGTTTTACAAACAGTACACTATGCAAAGGGTGTGTTTCAAGCTAATCCAACAACTATCGCTTTTGTTAAGACATTAATTGATCTCGACAAAGAAGATGCAATTATTGTTGACACAAAAGAAAATCCAATACACATTGAAGACCTTGAGGAATTTTTAGAAACTTTAGTTAGTGCTTACACAGAGGCAAGTAATGCTTATAAAGTACAAGCTGAAAAAATTAAAAAAGCAAGGAACATCAAGAGTTTGATGGATTGGTGATTGATGGAAGACAAGCAAGGTAACGGCGTTGTTTTATTCTGTTATAATAACGACCAGCTAGATTATACAAGATTTGCTATAGTAGCGGCAACATACGCTAAAAAGCAACTTAAACTTCCAGTGAGTATCATCGTAGATGATGGTACTAAAGGATGGATGGAAGAAACGCATAGTAAAGAATTGCTAGACGCAACCTTCGATAAGATGATTGTTGAAAATGGTGGCGTTGCAAACAAACGAAATATGCGTCGGCACATGGACAGTCCTTGGACTGAGTTTAATGCGCCTTTTTACAACAATACAAAACATGATGTTTACACACTTACTCCGTATGAAAAAACATTGTTGATCGATACAGATTATCTAATATGTAATGATTTTTACAATTATATTTTTGATACAGATGAAGCGGTAGCACTACATAGGTATGCAACTTATGTTGGACACGATATCCCATATGTAAATGAGATTACACTCAACAATGCTGGCATCAACCATTGGTGGAGTACTATTGTGTATTTCGACCAAAGTGAAGAATCCAAATTGTTTTTTGATATCTGGAGTCATGTTAAAGATAATTGGGAATACTACAGTTTATTATATCAGTTTCCAAGACTCTTGTTTAGAACAGATTTTTGTGTTAGTATTGCAGTACACTTAATGAATGGACTAAACAATGATGACTTTGTGCATGACTTTCTAGGACAGCCATTGTTAAACATGGATCAAAAAGATGACATTGCAAAAATTAACGGCTATAAAGATGTGGTATTTCTAAAGCACAATAGAAAAGAACAATGGAAGAATGTACTGTGTAGATACACAGATCAAAATCTACATATTATGAACAAGCGTTCATTGGACAGACATTATGATGATCTAATGAAGTTTGCAAATGAGGCTACAAATGTCTAACGAAGAACTAACACAACAAGAAATAGCAGACGAAGCTCCTAGTAGAGGATACATAACACTTGGTATTAACACAGGCGAAGATAATGTTAGATACTGTTATGCACTTGCATGTAGTATTTTAAACTGTGATCCAAATGCTAGTATTACTCTTGTTGTAGACAAAGGACAAAGTGGTACAGTACCTTCATATTATGAGCATGTGTTTGATTATATGATCGAATTGCCTTATGGTAACAGTGCTCACAAAGACGGGTTTCATGGCATGAACCTGTGGCAAGTATTTCATTGTACACCTTACAAAGAAACAATTTATGTAGACTATGATACACTTTTTGTTAATGTAGATACCACTAACCTTTGGGACATAATGAGTGTAAACAAAACCATTAGTTTTCCTAAGAATGCATTAAGCTATAGAAACTTTCATGTTCCACCAGATTTTAGACATACATTTGAATTACAATATCAACTTCCAAGACTCTACTACAATATGATTTACTTTCATAAAGAAAGCCAGGAAGCAATGCAATGGTTTAAAATGGCTGATCCAGTTTTTCAACATTGGAGAGATGTGTACACTAACACATTTACAGACAGAAAGCCAGAAGATTTTGAAAAAAATATACTTGGAAACATAACAACACATTTTATGGATATGCATGATGAAGTTGGAGTTTATCTAAACAATCATTATGATCTACACAGTCTGTCACATGGTGCATTTCCAAGTTTAGAAGAAGTGCCAAGAA